TTGGCCGGGAAACTTTAAATTGTCAGGCTGTTCTGACATCCCTAGCGAGAACTGAGGAATAGTTTGTGTTACACTTGACATTATCTTCTAAGGTTTCTCCAAGGTTGATAGGTTCTATGTATGGTATCATTTTCAAATCCAAACATGCTGTGGTCTCCTTGATTACATTCGTATTCTTGTAAAGCTGCTCTAGCTAAACTAGCATTATTAGTTAATAATCTAACCAACTGTGGGTTTGCAACTAGCTGTGTTGCTGCTACAGAAGCTGCTCTATATGTAATAAATCGTCTAAATACAATAGGCAGATCTTCAAAGTCATATAGTTTAACAACATCAAGAGATATACTACCTACTGATGAGAAGTCATCTGTATGATCTTGTTTGTCATATAAATATCCATTACGACGCACGAAGTCATAAGTTCTACGTGCTTGATTGTCATGCAAATCCATAGATAATATATCATCACCTATAGGTATTTTACCTGATGCGTCAGGTACATACTTTACATGTTTCTCTGTATTAAAATGCCACCCCTCTGCTTGCGTGTCTACGTTAGCATCACGGAGTAGGTTGTATATAAATGCTACCTCTGGATTTGCAAATACTCCATCATCATTTAATGTGAGTGCTGTAAGAGGTGATTGACCTATAGCCCCCAGTATATTGTTTACTGCGGACAGTTCGGTGTCGATGTCAATAGTTGTGGAAGCCATAAGAAAAAGGGGAGCCGAAGCTCCCGTATAAAAAAATAAAAATTAAGCGTTTGTTGGATAGTTGTCACCAAATGCAGCGTTACCTGTTGAAGCAGGAGCAGCACCAGCGAGTAATTCAACGCAAGCAGCAGGGTTAAGGAAATCTGCACCCATAGCTAGTCTTCCAAGGATTACGTCACCTTGGTAAACCACGGATACATCTCCAGAAGTTACTTGAACTTGTGGTCCGATAGCTTCTACAACACCAGCGGCTTCTTTCTGGAAGATTAGTCCGCAGCTGTTTTCAAAGTCAGAGTGATTACCATAGTTGTTTTCAACACCAGTCTGGTTTGATCTAGCATCTTCTAACTCAGTATCACTACCTACAAATGAACCTACGTTTCCGGGGCTTGTAACACCGGGGTTGGTTGCAGATGCAGAACCGTACTTAGTACCATAGTTTCCGAAGAATGGGATGTTCATTGACTTGTAGATCTTGATGCCTGCAATCTCAATGATTCCGTTTCCTGTCTGTAATGAGTCACCTTGCTCATCTCTGTTTACAAGACCGTTAGAACCAACAGCTTGGATTAGTTCGTAGTACTGTCTTGGGTTAAGAACACCGACTCTACCTTCAGTTGAAACTCCCTTTTCGTCTAGTGCAGCGGCAGCATCATAGAAGC